AGCTCAGATTGGGCATTCAGGTTCGAGGACACAAAGGCGTTCCCAGTGACATTAAGCTCAGATTGGGCATTCAGGTTCGAGGACACAAAGGCATTCCCAGTGACATTGAGCTCGGATTGAGCATTTAGGTTCGAGGACACAAAGGCGTTCCCAGTGACATTGAGCTCAGATTGGGCATTCAGGTTCGAGGACACAAAGGCGTTCCCAGTGACATTAAGCTCAGATTGGGCATTCAGGTTTGAGGACACAAAGGCATTCCCAGTGACATTGAGTTCCGAATGGACGTCGGTGTTTCCGGTGACGACCGCATCTGTGAGAACATTTAAATTTGTTTGAACATCAACATTCCCAGAAACGTAGGCACTGCCTTCAACATGGAAGTCTGTTGTTGGTGTCAGTGTATTGACACCTACTCGGTCATTTACCATGTCTACATGGAAGGTATCCGTATCTACCGTCACATTACCAGATACATACGCTTCACCTTCAACGTGAAAGTCCGTCGAGGGGGTCAATGTATTGATACCAACTCTATCCGCCGAGGCGTCAACAAATAGGGTGTCTGTATCAACAGTAAAGTTCGAGTGTATGTGGGCATCTCCCACAACATCTAGGTCTGTTTGAGGGGTTAGAGTGTTAATACCGACGCGATCCCTAATGGCATCTACGTGGAGTGTATCCGTGTCGACTGTGAGATTGGAGTTTACGTGCAGACGACCATGGACACGGGCATCAATGAGTTCTGAGGATGGTGTGATGGTGGAACTCGTCGCACTGCTCGTGGTGTGTGCGATGACAAACTCGTCTACCGTGTCTCGGTACCCCATGACTACATTCGTTCCGGGTCGGTCCATGATGATACCCATATCGGAGGTGGTATTTCCCTTCCCCACCTCGATAATGGCATCTTTGATGACTGTATTTTCGGTGTTAATGGATGTGATTGTCCCTTTCACATCAAGGCTGCCACCGATGACAACATCATCTTGTACGTACGTGTCTCCCAATACGGTGAGGACATTTGCACCCCCTTCATCCACATAAAATTTTGTACCTACATCGAGGGTGTGTATGGGTGCACCATTCGCGATACCCACGTTGGAGAGGGTAGTCACGGATGTTTCGGCGTTATTGAAGGACACAGTATTCGAGGTGACATTACCATTGATGACCGCTTTTTCTAGATCGAATAGGAGAATGTCCTCGGCTTTGACGTTCGAATCCATAATCTCTTTTGTCACTGCATTGTAAATCAACATCTTGATGTTTGAATCGACGTAACTTTCCGTCTTTCGGATGGGTGTCATATACACCGCACCAGGTTGTGTCGCGTCAATCTGGACATTACTGGCATTGAATACGATCGTATTTTCACCCTGGTCTTCGGTACAATTTTTACCAAACCTAATTTTGGTCGAACGTTCAATCGTCGGTATGTTCTTGACCATTTAATATAATGAGGCATTTTAATTTGCGTAGAGGAGACCGGCCATACCGTTCTCGATACGAAGAATGTTATAGTTTACTGCATAGATTGGGTCGTTGATGGGCATAGTCTCACTCATAATTTTGGCTGATGTGAGGCGACTGAAGTTTAGTGTTCCTGTGGGTTGGAGAGAACTTGTTGAGAGACAAAAGGGATACAGAAAGAAATCAGGGGATGTCACAAAGTTTGTGTGATAGTAATTCACGACATCTATAAAGTGTGGTTTCCCCCACTTATAATTTGCAACATCGAGACCATTGATATTTAGCTTCACCTTGTTTGTGGGTGAGGTCAAGGCGCCATCTGTTGTTGTATCCGAAGAGGCGAGATACTTGACTGGGTGATTGAATGAAAGATCTTGTGTGACTGTACCCGAAGCGATATTTTTCTGAACCTGAGTGATCAGGAGGTCATGTTTACGCGTCGCAATGTTACCTCTTTCTTCGTTATCGAGATAGAAATAATTGGCGTAACATTCAACGTTGTAATTGGACGCGGCATTCGCCCAATGGATACGAATTTCGACATTATGATAATTGAGAGCCACCAGGGGAAGGGCGCATTGAGGACCTTCACAGAAGAAAAAACGCAAGGGGTAGAAAAAAGAGCGAGCGCTCACACCTGGATGTGTACCATTCGCACTCTTGGACACATTCTGAGCGAAAGTATCTATGGCGATTTTCTCGGTGAAAATGGCATCTTGTGTATCTACGAGGGAACCACCAATATAGAGTTCAACGTGGTCAATGATTGTATCCCACCGCTGAATATCTAGGGCCTGTTTGGTATCATCGAGTGTAAAATATACATAACTAAGAAGGTCTCCAGAACGTTCAAATTGAACACTGGACATTGAATTGTTTTTCACCGCTCCATGGATTGTTTGCTTTTCGATGGATTGTGAAAAATTAGCATGTCTTTTGAAGGTTGAACTGAAGAACGAAATTTCGGGATCACCCACGATATATTCATCTTGGGCACCTATCGCAATCAGTTGAACAATGCCTGCAGACATGGTAATACTATATTAAAGGGAGAAAATTACAAATTGGGTTTTCTACACACGAAACGAATAACGAGAAAGTTTTTATCATTGGCCCCTGCTCTCTCGATAGTTTGGCCGTCCTGATTACGAATAGTGATACTGAGACGGTCAATGCGGCGAATTGGGTCGATATATTGAGTCACCACTGGGTAGTTGTCCTTAAACGTAACGGTGGTGGCCTCATCTTTGATGAGACTAGCAAACGACCCTCGAAGGACACTCATGGATGCCTGACCATCATACACATTGGATGCACGGTCTGTAAAGTTAGAGTCCAACTGATCGATGGATACGTGACAGTGTTCGGTGTTCGCTGTGGTGTTGATGTGTGCGGCGAGAAGTCTCGCCTGAACGACATTCTTTACAGGTTGATTGAGATAACATGTGAATGTGTTGGCGCTGTCTTGTCCAATCGTATCAACTGTGATGGTGTGGTACTCATAGTTGAGATCGGGAATTGTCTCTGTAGGGGAAGTAATGAGAGCCATTTATAGTTAGCTTAGATTAAAGATCCACCGATTCCATCCTCGATCGCATAGCCAGCATGATCGGCAACGAGTTTCTGAGCACCACAGAGACCACCGGGAGTAAGACCCATGCTGTAGGCATCATCTTCCTTACCCGAACCAGCTGCACAGTCGAGACTGGGCTTGAGATCGAAAATGGACGCCTCCGAGACGGCCTTGATCTTGATTGGCCTGGGTTGGTACGCACTGATGTTACGGGTGAGTGCGAGGGCGACGATTAACAAGATCATAACAATAATGGAAGTCACCGCATTACGGTTCGCTTGATTCAACTTGAACATTTATTATAAGTATACATTTTTTTAAAGTGCGTTAAAGATATTTTTTTTAGTTTCTACATAGAGAGTAGATGGACGAAGAAATAATTCTCGACCGAGGAAATACTACTGTGATGAAGTTAGACGCTGATGAGCAGGCACTCATGGATGAGATTGAGATATCTGCACCTCGTCCCAAGCCGGTTCCTCGTCCAGTACACCGACAAGCTCCTCCTCAGATGCCACGACAGGAGGCGATGGATGCTTTTGTGAATCCTAATAAACAATCAGCCCCCACTCAACCTCAGCAGGATGAAGAGATTGACTATGGTGAAAATGAAGAGACTTTCTTTGATGATGAACCCATGGGTGGTCCAGAATCTCAAGAAGAGCAGCCTTCGAAGGGGTATACATCGATCGACGAAGAAAAGGCTGATCTCATTAACAAGTTAGGGCGTCTCGAGAAGAAGGGTTTCGCAGTAAACAAGAGACTCACAGCCTATTCGAACATCGAGGAACTACGATCAGAGGTGAAGCGTATCACATATAGCATAGATGTGGAGCAGTCGGTACGCTTTTCGAGGCGAATGTTGGTTGCGTGTGTGACCGGTCTGGAGTTCCTCAACAAGCGTTACAACCCCTTTGAAATTCAGCTAGAGGGGTGGTCTGAGTCCGTTATGGAGAATGTTGACGACTACGACGGTGTCTTTGAAGAGTTGTATGTCAAGTACCGCTCAAAGGTCAGTGTCGCCCCAGAGGTGAAGTTGATCATGATGTTGGGTGGTTCGGCGATGATGTTCCACCTCACGAATAGTATGTTCAAGTCGGTCATGCCCAACATGAACGATGTTATCAAACAGAACCCCGATCTCGTGAAGAACATGATGTCCGCTGTTCAGAATACGACCAGGAACACAGGTGGTCCAGCTGACAACGCCCCTGTGGGTGGTACGGGTAACTATGAGATGCAGGGTCCAGGTGTCGACATCTCGAGTCTCATGGGTGGTATCATGATGCCTCCTCCACCCCCAATGAACACGACCATGCCCGGTCCCACCAATGAGAGTATCGCCGATGAAGATGATGTTTCGGATATTATTTCTGTTTCAGGAGACTCCACTGGTGGTGAAGTCAAGGAGGTGAACGTCGGTGGTGGCACAAAAGCGAAGCGTACTCGACGAAAGAAGAAGACGGAAATTAATCTCTAAATATATATAAATGATAGCGTATTGTCCGCTAGAGGAACTGGATCCTCCCAGTCGACGTCAGAATGTCGTCGAGGAACCCGAGGCCAAAGAGGTTAAACCTCAGGTCGGACTCGAAGAAACTGAGATGAATTACGTCGTCATGGCTTTCATTGTCGGCGTAATTGTGTTAGCCGTCTCTGATTCCATCAGGGCATAAATGTGTTAAGTCTACTTAGAGGTTTTCCCTCTTCGTAAAGTTAATTTCCGAATAATATTCCAGCCAAACCATCCTTGATTCTTAAAACGTTGTAATTGACAGCATAGACATATAATGAGTCACTTGACCTACTTGGTGCGACATCTACGCCACGAATTATCAGTTTCGCATTATCAAGACGACTGAAGTTGCACGAACCCGATGGGTTGTATTGAGATGCGTTCATACAGAAATGGTATGCGAAATAGCGTGTATAGAATAGCATATTTCTCGTGATATCATAGTCCGATACACCGTATTCTGATTTATAGTAATTTTGGATCGTGTGAAAGTAGACAGGATTCATATTTTCTAATAAAGGTGTACCATTTACATGAAGATCAGCCCCAGAAAATGTAAAATAATCATCGGTGTATGTACTCGTAGTTGAATCAAAACCAAAAAATATGGATTTCACTGGATGATTAAATGAACTTAAATCAATTGTATTGTATCCATCATCCTGGTTTAATTGATGTTCGATACGCTGAACTTGTGTGATTACAAAATCTGCTGAACGTCTCGAAATACTCTCTCGTTCTTCTTTATCAAGGAAAATGTAGTTTCCATACACTTCGTATTTTTTCTGGGTCTCCGTCAAACCATTGAGACTCGTTTGATCTAATGTGATTTTTATCTCCACCTGATGACTTTGAAGTGCTACGAGGGGTAAGAATGCTTTGTGATTACAGAAGAAGAACTGAAGAGGTAAGAATCCAGAATTGTTAGAATTTGTTTTATTGTTTAGTTCTCTAGATTTACTGTATGTGTCCGCAAGATAGTTTGGCCATATGTCAGCGTAGTAATCGAAATGTTGGGAATCTATTTTTTGTCCACCGACATATAAATCGATTGTGGATTTAAAAAACATATCCATCAGTTTGTCGGAACCTTGAAACCACACAGCATTAATCACATCTCCAAGAACTGGTATTGTTATAGATACATCATTTTCATTCATTGTTTTGATGAGTTTAGGTGTTTGTGAAAAGTTTGTATGCCTCATGAACTTTGTTCGAAAAAATGAATGTCCTTCATTACTCGTGAGATAAACATCTTGAACACCCTTGGAAACAAGTTGTATCAATGCACCAGACATTTAATAATTGTTCAGATTTAAAAATAGGCATTTTCCCTGAGGGAAGTCATTCTTCTTTTCTTCTACAAACTTTCCGTGAATTTTGAAACCACCTTGGCGGTACACTTTCATTCTCTTGTAGTACATCGCTGTAAACACTGACCAAGGATCATGCACATCATATATATGTGGTTCGTTCTTCTTCCCTTTCGTTTCTCTCATGATTCTTCCAATACTTTGAGTGATGTCCGATTTTGGACTTGCGAGGATAACTGTGTCAAGGGTTGGAATATCTAGACCTTCATGGGCTTGACTGAAAGTCGCAAAGATGATTTTCTTCTTTGAAGATTCCTGAAGTGCCGCCTCTTTCATACCACCCATGTAGAGACCGGATGTCTTGGGAAAACATTGGTGTAAAAGTTCACAATGTTGACGACGGTCACTGAGGACAAGGAGTTGTCTCGTACCAGCTGAAGCCTTTTTCACCAATTCCACTAACATCTTATTTCTCTGACGATCCTCGACAAGTTGTGTGATCATATTGGGCATAGAAATCTTCCCGTTTCGCATGGAGGGTGGTGGATTTCTATAGTTTGCTGAATCGAAAGTCACTGGAAACACCTCCACTTGTTCTTGATTTTTCCTCTCGACCGCGAAGAATGTGGGACCCATGAACCAGTGGAGCACCTTGGTGAGTCCATCCTTCCTTTCAGGTGTTGCCGAAAGTCCAAAGATGTGTCGTGGACAGACTTTAAAAAGACTCTGACTAAACACCTTCGCACAAATGTGATGGGCTTCATCTACGATGAGTGTACCCACAGTGTCAAAGTCGGTGAACGAGTACTCTTTGAGGGAAAGGGATTGAAGCATCGCGATGACAAAGTCACAGTCAACCTCCTTCTTATTCTGCTGAACAACTCCAATTGTAGCACCTGGACAGAATTGTTGAATGCGTTCACGCCACTGATCAGCTAGAAACTGCTTATGTACGACAATCATCGTACGGTATCCCAACTTACAAGCTATTGCCAAGGATACCGTCGTCTTCCCGAAGCCGCATGGTAAAGAAAGGACACCATGACCGGCTTTAATTGCAGCTGCCATTGCTTCATTCTGATGTGTAGCGTCTCGGAGTTGTCCAGCAAACTTTGCCTTGATTCGAGTTGGTTCAGGTCTTCGATCTTCCTTAGGTTCTCCAAGTTTAGTAGTTCCGTAGAATCGGGGAACGCAGACTCCATTCTTAGTTGGTCGGAAAACTTTGAAAGGCGGTGGAGGAAATCCAAAGTCCCCATTGACGATAGGTCTTACCGTAAGTTCCTTTTTAATTTCCTGGATCGGTCCCTCGTTTACAAGGTATCCAGTTCGTGTAAGCATATCTATTTAAAGATGAAAAACTTTAAATGGGTATAAGATGCCTATCGTCGACGTTGAAGAGAACATTAAGAAACTTGAGATGAACATTGAGCAGATGACCCAGGAGATTTTCCGTCTCCAGGGTATGCTCCAGACCTTCCGTGGTTTCCAGAAGGGTGGTCTCAAGACCATTGATCTCCCCAATGATCCCAACCAGACTCAGGAGAGTGCGGAACAGCCGGAGAGCATCCAAGAGAAGCCTGAGTGATTTTCTATATTCCAAGCCCCTTTGAAGGCTACCTCAATTTCCACATCATCCCCTTTTACAAGAGTTTGCACGGGACGTCCTTGGACGTCACACATCACCCTCCTGTAACGGAATGGAACTTTCAACTTGAGCACTTTGCCGTCTAGGGGGTCATCTACATTATCATGGAGAAGGGCAGACCTTTTGGAATCATGTATTTTACTGATGACGTCTACACAATGTTCCGGGATGTTGACACGGATATACTTCTTGTTGTTGAAATCGTACATGGGTTCATGAATGACAGCTCTGAACTTCATTGATTTCTATTACGATACACTAAGACTATAACTATAAGTAATACGATGGTGAACACTGTCACTTGTGAAAGAAGTACGGGTCGTAGAGGTTCTCTAGTCCCAAAATATTCGTGACTGAGCGTCCTAGAAACCTCAATACCCGCCTCTATACTCGAGTAAGATGTGTGTCGAGGAGACATCATACCACACATAGCCACCTTGGGGCACTTCCCGAAAAAGGGGAGTTGTCCATTAAGGCTGAGAACACCCGAAGTAAATAAGCAAAAGAGCCAGACGTCACGATAAGCAGTAACTGTTGCAGCATTTCGGTCGCCGAGATCTCACCAACAT